TGGAATTGTCGCGTGACTCCAATGCTCTATTCTCAATTAGACAAGGAGATCCACATGACGCCTATGGCCCACATGGCCACCGCATTTGAGTCCTGGCAAGGATCTATTAGATATAGATTTCAGGTCGTCAAAAGCAACTTCCACAAAGGTCGTCTCTTAATTAGATGGGATCCAAACTTCTTTACGAGTGAAGTGAATTATAACACTAACTACTCGCGCGTTATTGATATCGCGGAAGTGGACGATTTCGAGATAGTAATCGGATGGGGGCAATCGGCCCCATGGAAAAATTGTAGCGAGCCATATTTTATGACAGCACCGTTTAAAACGGCTTCTAGGCTCAACCTTAATCCAAACGATACAAATGGAGTGCTAGAAGTAGCAGTGCTCAATGATTTAGTCAGTCCTAGTACAGACTCGAGCATATCTATCAACGTATTCGTTTCCGCCTGCGAGGATTTTAAACTCGCAGGACCCACTAATGAAAAACTCACAAATTATCACGTCTTTCCTGAACCCCTCCCTTCACAGTCCGGTATTCCGGTAGAAGGAGAAGATGAAGGAGGCGAATCCGATAATCCCCTTGGAGCACCAGAAGTGGCACCAATTTTAGGTGAAGCTCCACCAGACGATCAGACGTACCTAGTGTACTATGGAGATCCTCCTTGCTCCATTAGGGAGCTATGCAAGCGCTACTGCTATACAAGAGGCTGGGCAATGCCCGCTGCCTCTGCAGATACGATGCGCATCAATGGATTACGTAACAAAAACGGTCCGTATTTCACCGGTTGGGACCCCACCGGTGTAGATGAAGCCGCGGCTGGCGGCACAAAAATTACAGTAGGTTCGTCCGCGTTCTCTAACTGGTTTCAACCCTGCTATGCAGGCGTTCGCGGAGCATATAGAAAGAAATATATTTTCGAAAACTCTCAAGACGCAGCCCCCCTCGTTGTTAGACAAGGATACAAAAATGCAGACAACGGCAATATCTTCAGTTCTGAAGTAGCCATGTCATCGTCAACAGACACGCTAAATAAGTACCTATCATCAAGATACAACATTGGAGGAGGAGCAGGTACTGCCACTACAAATTGTGGCGTTAATAACACACTCGAAGTTGAGCTACCTTATTACAGACCCCACAGGTTTAGTCCTGCAAGGAATGTACGTGCACAAACTATGGACTGCAATTCGCATCAAGTCCGCGCACGCTCTACTAATACTTCCACTCAAAGTGTGGCACCCGTCGTCTATCAATACGAC